TAGTGACACATAGGTGCCACAACATAAGTCATTGATTTATATAACTTAATAGGCAAATGTGTCACTGTGGCACCAGTTTTGATCCCGGTAACAAAATAAAAAAAACTTTTTAGCAAATATACCACTAGTAGTGCCACATTACAAAATATAAATTGACCGATTTCTGCCATTTCCTCTTCCTATCCATCCTCTGTTGATTAATTGATGCACAAATGCATGCACATGGGCCTTGGACCTCGAGCCCATCAGCTGTTTTATCTCTTCATACGACGGGGCGAACCCATTTTGATTAATATAATCCTTAATGAGCTTATATACCTCCATCTGACGAGGTGTGAGTCCTTGTTTATCTTTTATCTTCGAGCCCTTTGGCATCCGGATGACTCCAATAGTCTTCACGCATTTGACGCATCATTTCATTATGACCCCATTCGTCAATTGCTTCTTTGGTTATGGATTTCTCTAATGTCTCTTGCAACTCTTTTTCCTTCTCTGTCAGTTCTATTCGTGATGGTCCTTTTTTCTTAACATACGTGTGAACTCTGGCAAACGTGATGATGTATTTATCTGATTTGGGACGTACATAACCACGTGTTGGATCCAATCCAGGATACTCTGGATCCGG